GACAGGGACTTGATGGATGGGTGCAGCGCAAACTAACTCGTGCCGCAGATTATATTGAAAGCGTATTTGATTATATGGATTATGAAATGCGCTATCCAGAAGAAGAAATGATGGAAGACCCACAAGTACCAGGTCAATTGCAACCACCACAAGGTCAGCAAATGGGAACACCACAGCCTACTGCCAACAATGGCACACCAGGTGGTAAACCAAATACACCACCAGGCGCTACTAAAACTCCTGGCATGGTGAAGATGGGCAAGATTGATACCAATGGCAATGTACAAGGTCAGGCTATTATGGTACCAGCATCACAAGTTAAAAGTAAACAACAAGCAGGCTTTCATGTAATTGGTGAAAGTGCAAGTGCTGGCGCAAGTTCTGCTGGTGGCATGGCAGTGGGTGCTATGAACGGTGGTGCGGGTAGTAATAATGTTGGTTCACTATTTGGCGGAACCTATAACCAAAATTTACTGGCTACTGGAAAGGCACTGACAAAGGCACACCAGGTAAAAAGATGGTAGGCGGCAACTAATATGAAATCAACTGAGATTGTTCTTGAAGCAAATAATTATCCACCAACTACAAATATAAAACTAGTGTATGATCGATCACAAAAAATGCCTGGAACAAAAGTAGTTCAATTAGGATCACACAGAGGATTTATAATAGTTAAAGATAGTGATCCTCGTCCAGAAGTAATTCCAAATTTTGAATTATTAAAGTATCAACATGATATTAACAGTCGCTACAGAAATTTAGAAGCACGTTCAAAAGAGTTATCTCGTCCAATTGGTGATCCAGATAATAGAAAAAATATCAATGATATCTATGCAACAAGCAACAAAGTTCACTCAAATCAAGAATTTAAAAAAATAAGAGCAGAAATATCTAAATTAATTGCAGAATTAAAAAGACTACAAGATATACCAAAATACATTGTAAAAGAAGCAAGCAGTCCTGCACAACAAGCAGCCATTGCAATCAATATGAAGAAGCGTGGCAAGAAGCCAAAGCACAATGAAAGTGTAATGGAAGCCGACAAGACTGATACAGTCAGTATGGATATTCCACTACTACTTCGTATGATGGAATATGCTCGTGAAGATGCCAAGACTGATTTAGACTTGCATGATGTTGCAGAAAAGATGATTGCCCTAAGCAAGAATCATGATTATCTTTGCATGGACAACTATAATGAAATCGTTGGCAGTGCTGCTCATGATCATGTAGAAGAAAGTTGCCCACACTGTGGCGGACGTATGCTACCAGAATCACGAGTAGATGAAAAGAAAGATGCTTGCTATTATAAAGTAAAGAGCCGTTATAAAGTATGGCCAAGTGCTTATGCAAGTGGTGCGTTAGTTAAATGTCGCAAGGCTGGTTCCAAGAACTGGGGAAATAAATCCAAATGAAGATGGAAGATGTTCTTGGCGAAGCATGTTGGGCAGGCTATCACAAAGAAGGCATGAAAACAATGTTTGGAAAGAAGTATCCAAACTGCGTCAAGAATAAAAAGAAACGTAGTGAAAGCACAGAACTACGCTGTGACCCTATTACAGAAAGCGTGCTGCTTGAACAAGTTGATTATTGCATGCACTGTGGTAATTTAGTGCTACCAGAAGCAAGTGGCAATCTTCACAAATGGTTTAAAGATAAGTGGGTTAATATTGGTAAGAAAGTTGGTGGCAAGCATCCACCATGCGGCACAAGTGGCAGTAAAAGTGGTTATGCCAAGTGCGTACCAGCAGCAAAAGCACGTCGTATGAGTGCATCTGCAAAGAAAAGTGCAGTAACTCGTAAGCGCAAAGCACAGAACGCAGCAGGTCGTGGCGGTAAAGATACTGGCGGCAGTGGCAAGGCACCAATTCGTGTGAGCACCAAAGCAAAGTCATAACTACTATATGACCAATAATTATAATGATAAGTTTCCTATCAAGACAGCAACTGCATGTCAAAGTAAATGGACATGGAGCACCATCTGGTTAAATGAAGGCAAGAGTAGTAGTTGCCATCGGGTAAAGGCACATCCCATAGACCCTAATAACTTTGCTAACTTTCATAATTTACCACAAAAAATAGAAGACCGTGAGGCAATGTTGCGTGGTGAGTGGCCAGCAACAGGTCGTGGCTGTGAGTATTGCAAGAATATAGAAGATGCTGGTGGGTGGAGTGATCGCCAACATAACAATGAACTTGGTGGTTATAATCCGCCAGAGTTAAAAGATAATCCACTTGCTACCCATGTTACACCAAAGATTGTAGAGATATTTGCTCAAAATACTTGCAACTTAGCATGTATCTACTGTAATGAAAATTTAAGCAGTAAAATTGAAGCAGAGAACAAACAGCATGGACCAGTACAAGTAAACATTGGTGGTCAATATTTTAAACAAAATACAAATTCTCTTACTGAAAAATACTTTACAGATTTTCTTGCATGGTTAGAAGATAATATTCAAAATTTAGGACGACTACATTTATTGGGTGGTGAAACTTTCATTCAACATCGTCTTATAGAAAGTGTGTTTGATATAATTGAACGTAAACCAAATCCAACGCTACAACTTAATATATTCAGTAACTTTAATGCTCCTGAAAAACATTTTTATTCATATATGAATCGCATTAAAGATTATGCCACAGCAAAGAATATTGGGCGATTTGATTTAACATGCAGCATAGATTGCTGGGGACCACAGCAAGAATATGTTCGGAGTGGTTTAAATTTAGAAAAACTTGAAGAATACTTTGAATATGCAGCACTGCAAGATGAATCTTGGCTATGGTTGAATGTAAACCAAACTATGACTGCCATGACTATCAAAACTATGCCAGAACTAATACAAAAAATAAACAAATATAGTGTGCATAGACATATTGGTCATTATTTTCAATTCGTAGATGGTATGCCGTATCAACATCCACAAATATATGATTATAGTATGTGGGAAAATGACTTTACTAACATACTTTCTGCAATGCAAACTAATCAAGAACAACGCCAAGAAGCAATTACCAGAATGATAGGACATCAACGAATGTTACAAGCAAATTGTAAGCAAGATGATAAGAAAATAACATACTTGCACAAGTACTTGGATGAGTTAGATCATCGCCGTAATACAGATTGGCGTTCACTATTTCCATACTTAATCGTCTAAATAATAATAGGATTTATAACATGAGTGATATGCGTTCCATAATTGAAAAACTTACTGCCATTGCAGAAGATCGCCCAATGATTGGCGATGGTGTTTATCTTGAATTTGGTAATGTACTAGAAGTAGATACCGAGATTATGGAAATGAGTGATGATAGTATCACTCTGCTTGGCGATGAAAAATTGTTTAAGGTACTAGAAAGCCTTGATGATGTTGAGCACAAGCATGGTACTCCATATGATCGTGGTCGTGCTGATTCTTATTATGGTCGTTCACATAAACCACATAAGTTAATCCCAACTGAACACGGCGGTCATGAACAACAAAAGTTAACTGATCCTCATGAAATTGAAGCATACACCAAAGGTTATCATGAAAATGGTGATCGCAAAGATTATGGTGAAAGTATTGACGAAGGTGAAGTAGTTTCACTACAAGATAATCCACAAACATTAAAGCGTTTAGCAAAGATGTGGTGGCATGGCGATGAAGGCAAACATGCACAAGCCGTAAAGATGTTAAGCAATATGGGTTGGGATATTGCCGAAGACGATGATGATATCGTTCTTAATAAAAATGGCAAGGAAGTTCGCTTCTTTATGGATGACTTGTATGAGTCAATCGTAGCAGAAGCAGAATATCATGGTCGTAAGGTTCAATTGAATAAACCCCATAGAGGGGATGTTAAAAAATTTGCTGTCTTCGTTAAAGACCCTAAAACAGGCAATGTAAAAAAGGTAAACTTCGGAGACCCAAATATGAGGATTAAAAAGTCAAATCCAAAACGTCGTAAAAGTTTCCGTGCTAGACACCATTGTGAGAATCCAGGTCCCCGCACAAAGGCTCGTTATTGGTCCTGCCGTAAGTGGTGATTTGAATGTTATTAACCGAATTATTTGACCTTGATGAAGCCGCTGGTGTAGGTGTTGTTCCTCCTAATAAAAAGGCAGCACGTGACCCTCGTTATGCCAATGCGCTAACGGTTGATATTCATCCAGGTGAAACGCAAAAACAAGCCGCAAAGTTTGGCAATAAAACTAATAAGTTAGGTGTACCACCAATAATGGACCCAAATGGTAAAATTTCTAATAGCAGGTGATAGTTGGGGTTGTGGTGAATTTTCACCAGAAAGTATAGAGAAAAAAACAACTATCATTTCTCATGATGGACTATCACAATATCTTAAAGAAGCAAATCATTATGTAATTAATCAATCATGTACAGGTGATAATAATCTACGACAACTAAGATTGATCAATGATACTTTAAAAAAAGAAAAGTTTGACCACATTATTTGGATACAAACTGAACCATTACGAAATATCTATCAATATAGTCCATTTCCAGATGATCAAGACCTATGGAATTATGATATAACAACATACAATAAAAATGATTATAATGCGTATGATAATATACTAGAAGATTGGTTTAATTTAACGTATTCTGCTGCTCAAAAAATATATGATACATTTAATATTCCATTTTATATTATTGGTGGGTTAAGTCCAGTTCATCCGATTATAAGAAATTATACATTTTATAATAATATAATTGAATCATGGAATAACATTATTATGGATGTAAAGCAACCCTATAATACTTGGTTTCATACTAGAAAAATTATTGAAGATTACGAAAAATATCTCAATGATAAAAGAATGGTTAATGAAATAGAGACATGTATTGCGTGGGAAACTGCACAAGAATCACATAAAAATTTTATAGCAGTTCATCCAAATCGTGATGCACATAAGAAATTAACTGATATGATACTGAAAGATTTAGGTAAATAATACTATGCGTATTAAAGAAATTACCGAAGCAACAATGAGCACTACTATTCAAGGTCGTCATCCTGTAAGTGCTGGTGCGAGGGGATTGCTTGCGGCCAGATGGAAATATGATACTGTTGTTCAAGGTAGTGATAAGATGAATATGGGAAACGCTGTTGAGCGTCTTGCAAGCACACTTGATGGCGCAGAACGCACTGACTATGATGGCATTGATAGCATGATGCAACAAATATGCCGTGAGTTTGAAGTTGATCCAAAAGACCTTCATAATGCGTTTATTGCAAAATATAAATTGACTCCAGACCGATATGCTGTTAAATTAAAGCATGACCGTCAAAACCGTCCCAAATCAATCTAATACAGTTTATACCCAAATTGGTGCTGTTGGTGCAATTGGTTCATCTACAACCTATACAATTTCTGGCGGTGGCGGTGGTGGTGGTAACGGTGGCGCTGGATATCTAACAAATAGCGGTTCTATGAGTTGGGGGACTACTGGAAGTCCATCAGTATCAATAATGGGTAAAGAATTGCAAATTACACCACAAGATAAAGGTGATGCAATTATTAGAACTAATCACAATGAAATAAACCTTGATAAATTGTATAAAACTGTTATGATGATTGCAGATAAGATGATGATTATCGCAGATGATCCATATTTCACAGAAAAGTATCCTACGCTAAAGGATGCCTATGAACAATACCATACCCTATTAGAACTTTACAAGCAAGGAGAAGAGAGTGACAACGAGAAACTTTAGTGCAGAGGAACGCACGAAACTTAAGCAATTGATGAGCGAAAGCATGTCTGTAATGACCGAAGTAGAGGTTTTGACAGGCGGACTTAATGATACTATTAGTGCTATCGCAGAAGAAATGAATATCAAGCCAAATCTGCTTAAGAAGGCAATTAAGATGGCACAGAAGCGTGACTTTGACAAGGCTCGTGAAGACCTTGATATTATTGAAAGCATTCTTAACAGCACTAACAACTTGGATAACGAACAATAATGGCATATGTAGATGCACTACTCGACCGACAGAAAGAAAAAGTATTCGTTGTTGAGCGAGTAGATGGTAAACGCATCTACAAAGACTATGACGTAGATTATATATTCTACTACGATGACCAAAATGGTTCGCATAAGAGTATCTTTGATACGCCTGTTAAACTTGTAAAATGCCGTAGTAGCAAGGACTTTCGTAAAGAACTTGCTATTCACAGCAACAAGAAGATTTACGAAGCCGATATTAATCCAATCTTTCGCTGTTTAGCCAACAACTATCTTGGCAAAGATTCACCACAACTTCAAACAGCCTTCTTCGATATCGAGACGGACTTTGATAGTGTCCGTGGATACAGCACCCCCGATGATCCATTCACCAAGATTACTGCTATTACAGTATATCTTGACTGGTTAGATCAGTTAATAACGCTTGCGCTACCTCCAAAGTCAATGACGATGGATGAAGCCAATGCTATCGCTGCTAAGTTTGAGAACACTTTCAACTTTGAAAGTGAAAGGGAATTATTGCTTACTTTTCTTGAACTTATCGATGATGCTGATGTGTTAAGTGGATGGAACAGCGAAGGATTTGATATTCCCTATACTGTTAATCGTGTTGCTCGTGTGCTGAGCAAGGATGATACTCGTCGTTTCTGTCTTTGGGACCAGTTTCCTAAAGAACGTGAATACGAGAAGTATGGCAAGATGAGTAAGACATTTGACTTGGTAGGTCGTGTTCATCTTGATTATATGGTGTTGTATCGCAAGTATACCTATGAAGAGCGCCATTCCTATAGCCTTGATGCCATTGGCGAATATGAATTGAATGAGCGTAAAACCGCATATGAAGGGTCTCTTGACCAGTTGTATAACCGTGATTACGAGACATTCCTTGCATACTCTCGTCAGGACGTTGCGCTTCTCAATAAACTAGATAAGAAACTTCGCTTCCTTGATCTAGCAAATGAAATTGCCCACGATAATACAGTGTTGCTGCAAACAACTATGGGCGCAGTAGCGGTGACGGATCAGGCAATTATTAATGAAGCGCATCGTCGTGGCATGGTGGTTCCTAATCGTCGTCCACGTAGTGATGAAATCAATACTCAGGTTGCTGGTGCCTATGTTGCATATCCAAAGAAAGGATTGCATGATTGGATTGGCGCAATTGATATTAACTCACTGTATCCAAGTGTGATTCGTGCACTTAACATGGGTCCAGAAACTATTGTTGGACAGTTGCGTCCTGTTATGACAGATGCTCATCTTGCCGCTAAACTTGATGAAGGCAAAAGTATTGCCGCTGCATGGGAAGGACTATTTGCTTCCATTGAATACGAAGCAGTTATGCGCCGAGACATTGGTGTGGAAATTACAATTGAATGGGCAGATGGCAAGAGCGAAGTTTATAGTGCCGCACAGATATATGACATGATCTTTGACAACTATGCGCCATGGGCATTAAGTGCCAATGGAACTATCTTTAATCTTGAGCATCAGGGTATTATTCCAAGTTTGCTTGAGCGTTGGTATAGTGAGCGTAAAGAATTGCAAGCCAAGAAGAAAGATGCCAAGGATGCAAAGGAAATTGCGTTCTGGGATAAGCGTCAGTTGGTTAAGAAGATTAACTTGAACTCACTCTATGGCGCTATTCTTAACGCAGGCTGTCGCTTCTTTGACCAACGCATCGGTCAAAGCACTACGTTGTGTGGTCGCACGATTGCAAAGCATATGGATGCCACCGTTAATCAGTTGATTATGGGAACATATGACCATCTTGGTGAAAGCATTATCTATGGTGATACCGATTCGGTATATTTCACTGCGTGGCCAGCAATTAAAGATGAAGTTGAAAGTGGGCGTATGGAATGGAACAAGGAAGTTTGTGTTCAACTATATGATTCCATTGGTGACCAAGTAAACTTAACCTTTCCAAAGTTCATGTATGAAGCATTTCATACTACACCAGAACTTGGTGCCATCATTAAGGGTGGTCGTGAACTTGTAGCATCTCGTGGATTGTTTATTACCAAGAAACGATATGCAGTTCTTATCTATGATCTTGAAAACAAACGTCTTGATGTGGACGGCAAAACTGGCAAGATGAAGGCAATGGGGCTTGACCTTAAACGGTCGGATACTCCAAAGGTTGTTCAAGACTTTCTTGCTGACATCTTGAAAAAAGTTTTAGATGGTGCAGGTCGTGAACAAATCATTGAAGAAGTTCGTCAGTTCAAATATATCTTCAAAGACCTACCAAGTTGGGAAAAAGGAACACCAAAGCGTGTTAACAAACTTACCTATTATGGTGCGTTAGAAAAGAAGCAGGGTCGTGCTAATATGCCAGGTCACGTTCGTGCGGCGATTAACTGGAATAATCTCCGCAAAATGCACAGTGATTCTCGCTCAATTGAGATTACGGATGGTATGAAGACTATTGTATGTAAACTGCGTGATAATCCGCTTGGGTTAACCAGCATTGGCTATCCAACCGATGAATCACGTATTCCCCAATGGTTTAAGGATATGCCATTTGACCAAGACCTAATGGAAGATACAATCGTTACACAGAAGGTAGAAAATCTGCTTGACGTGTTGGATTGGGATATCACCAATACAACCAACATTACCAATACATTTACTAGCCTATTTGCGTTTGAGGAATAATTGCCATGGATATTACACAATCATTTGAAATGTATGAAGATATCATAAAACATCGTAGATTTTACGAAAGTTTTGGAACTGCGCATGGAAATTATACGAACACGCTACGAGCATTTGATAAACTATTGCTTGAATTGGATGATACTTTACAATATGCTAAAATGCGTATGTTGGCAAAAAGTCGGTTAATGACTGATAATTTGCTTATAAAAGATTTGGACATGCGCCGAGAATTTGTTACAATTAATAAACTTCATGAAGATGATGTTCAAAATTTACTTGGAACAATTACCGCAAACATTGCACAAAATATACCTGTATTAGAATTATTTCCAGGCACTGGACAATTTTTACCGTATGCAGTAGCAGCAGAACCACTTTATATTGCAGATCGTTATATGGAGATTTGTGATGAAGCAGGAAATATATTACAAAATGATTTCTATGAAAATCGTAGACTGTTAAAATATACAGTAAATGATTATGATGTATCACATCTTCCCCAAGAATCATTTGGACTAGTTTATTGTTTCAATGAATTTTTCTATTGCGATGAATGGTATATTCATACATGGGCAAAAGAAATTTACAAGTTGTTATACAGTGGTGGGAAATTTATCTTTAATTTTATTCCACATGATGAGGCATGGGCAATACGATATAATATTAATCTAGATTTTGGTGTAATTGATTATAAAAATTTAATCAATGAATTAGTAAAATTAGGTTTTGAATTAGACAGTTATAAGATTCAACAAGCACGTAGTAGTTATATTATCGTTAAGAAGCCAGGCGATGTTCCACCTAGAATAAAAATAAGTGGTAGTGTTGCAGAAATAGTTGACATCTAATCAAACATTTAGTATAATCAAAGAAAAGGTAAAAACACATGAAAGATTTTCTCACAGATATCGTTGCGCATACACAAGCACTTGGCGTTATCGATACGATCAAGGTAACTGGCACGGACCAAAGCACGGTTATTGAAAGCGTAAGCGATGACCGCAGCGTTATTCTTAATGCAACATTTAACACTGTTAATGCAGCATTTAGCGGTGTATTCGGTATGCCAAATTTGACAAAACTCAATAC